CCATACGTGGTATTTCTATTGATAACTCAATCATTATTGTAGATGAATGTCAGTCGATGACATTTCACGAATTGAGTTCGGTTATGTCTCGTGTTGGTCATCGTTCTAAGATTATGTTTATTGGTGACTTGAAACAGAATGATTTGATTAAGAGTAGAAACGATGTATCGGGTCTATCTGAATTTTTGAATGTTGCAAGACATATGGATGAGTTTAGTGAGATATCATTTACACCAGATGATATTGTTCGTAGTAGTTTAGTTAAGTCATGGATTGTGGCTTGTGATAAGATGGGATTTTGATGTTTAATTATTGCCCGCCAAAAGTCCTTGCTGACTTAAAATCGGAAACATTTCCCGATGGTAAACGGTATTATACCACACCAGAAGGTAATCGTTTACCATCTGTGACCACAGTCATTGGTGCAAAAGGTAAGAAAGCCATTATGGAATGGCGTAAGCGTGTTGGTGCTGAAGAAGCAAATCGTATCTCTAAGCAAGCGTCATCTAGAGGCACCAACGTACATACCTTGTGTGAAAGATATCTGAACAATGAACCATTAGGTAAAATCATGCCTGATGCTCTGGAGATGTTCCAGTCATTGAAACCGATATTGAATCGTATTAACAACATTCATTATCAAGAGTGTGCATTGTGGTCTGTCAAGCTAGGTTTGGCTGGTCGTGTAGATTGTATTGCAGAATTTGATGGTGTTTTATCCGTCATTGACTTCAAGACCTCTAAACGCATCAAGAAAAAAGATGAGATTGATTCTTACTTTGCTCAATGTGTTGCATATGCTTGTATGTACGAAGAACTGATTGGTAATGGTATTGACCAGATCGTGGTGGTTATGGCTGTGGAGAATTCTGAGCCTCTACTTTTCATTGAGAAAACGCAAGATCACCTAAATACTCTTTTAGAGTACATTCAATTCTACAAAGATAACGCTTGACATAGAAGCAATTCTGTGTTATAGTGTGAGTTATGGTTGTATGAAGTAAATCCAAAAGTATTCAAGACGCCGGTTCAAATCCGGCCAGGTCCACCATAAACATATTAGAATCTGTAAAAAGATCAGGTTTGGTATCCCAGTCCTCTACATGTAAGACTTAATATACCTTAGTATGTTTTTGATGGGCCTGCTCTGGTAATCGATTGGGTAACAAGTAGACGCATGGACAACTCGACACAGATAGTCGCTAAAAGTAAATCAAAATAGCCGCAAACCAAGAAGTTTACGCATTGGCTGCCTAATTAAAGGCACCTAGGGTTTCGGTGGGTTTCCTCGTAACAGAATAACCTGCCACTTTCTAAACTCCAAATAATCCTAATGCCTAAAAAATCAATTTCGTTATTGATAGTATTTCTTTCACTTTTTATTTTATGGCCTACAATTCACCACAAGCAAGTACCACAATTGAATGATGACGTACTATGCATGGCGAGAAACATTTACCACGAAGCAGGTATTGAATCTGATGAAGGTAAACGTGCAGTATCTCAGGTTGTATTGAATCGGTTAAATGACCCACGTTACCCAAAAGATATATGTTCTATTGTGTATCAGCATAAAGGTAAGAAATATCAATTCAGTTGGGTTGGTGAAGATAAAACCATAACAAACTTTCCTATGTGGCAAAGAAGTTTTACTGTTGCACATGATGCGATTGAGAATAATGTAAGTCACCAAGAACTTGCAGAATCAAATGCGTTATTCTATCATGCAGACTATGTACATCCAAAATGGAAATATAGAAAACTGGTGAAGATTGGTAAACATATATTTTATACAGATGATGCTTGACAATCTATTATCTTTATGTTAAGATTATGCATTAAAACCTGGAGATTATATGCCAACCCGTGATGAAATATCTGAATTTAGTACAAATGTAATTAAACTTGCCAATGAGCATAGGGTGAATTGTATTGATGCTATTATAGATTACTGTAATGAAACAGGACTTGAGATCGAGGTAGCAGCAACACTTATATCCTCATCACTCAAGGCTCGTATACATGAAGAAGCACAATCACTTTCACTTATTAAAAGAGTTAGCAGTCTGCCAATTTAAATATGAATGAAACAACAGGTTTTGAAGCATATAAACTATATTCAGCTTTGAAGTTGCATTTTACCTCTACATCATATGATTTCATAAAGTATGGTGGTAAAACAAATGTATCACAAGATTCTTTTTTAAGAAACAAGTCCAAGTATAGTTTCTATAAACTGTCACGCAAGTATTCAATGGAAGAACTTAAAAACTTCTACATTGCAAACTTTGTTTATGGTGATTCATCATGGGTGGGTGAAATGACTGGCCCAAATGGCGAAGAGGTGTATAAAAAGTGGCAGAAGATTAATCAGAGTTTAACATATCGTTTTGAAACTGATATAGCACGTATCTTGGAACAGGCCGATAAACCTGATGACTTGATAAAAGTACCATCTGGCGGTCATCCTGATTTGTTACTCGGTGCAATGCAGAATGATATTTGTATTGAAACTTTAATTATATTGAATGACATAATGAATTTCTTTCCGATGTGGGATAAAAAAATATCTGAAGATATCATTTGGCCAAATTGGAAAATGAAACTTGAAAAGTATAAACCGTTTGTACAGTACGATAAGGTAAAGTTTAAAAGTATACTCAAAGAGGCAATATCTGAACACGCATAAATAAGTAAAAACTACTTTTACTATCATGCAAAACTTCAAATCTTTTATTACTGAAAAAGTTCTATCTATTGGTATTAATCCTGAACATGAGGTTAATAGAGAAAAACACAGACAAGAAATCCATGATATGATACAAAAATCATATTCACATCCTAAGATTGGTGGTTATGGTGGTCATAAGTCTGGTTCGAAAGAAGAATCTGATGCGATTCATAAAGACATTACAGATTCTGCAATCAAGGCAACCAAGCGTAATGGTAAGATTACTGCTGTAAATCTATACAAGAAACAACACGGACGTAAATCGATTGCCTCTGCTACTGATGGTAGTGAACAAGGTAAAGAAGATTGGAAGAAAACTAAGATTGAGGACCATGAACAGAAACGTGCATGGGGTGAAGTATCAGGTGCAGCAGAACATCTACAAAGAAAGATGGGCGTCCCAGTTATCCACTCAAATAGAGCAGGTGAGTTATTGAATAAAGAAGTTAAACCTCACGATAATGGTGAGCATTATGACCGTAAGATTGGTGGAGAAATGCATACTAAAGTTATGATGGGACATCCTAAAAAGTAGGTTGACAAGTTATTTGTAATGTGATATAATGTGTATATGGAAAAGTTAATTGTATATTGCCACGGTTATGGTTCAAGTGCAAACAGCAACAAACTAAAAGCTCTCAAAGAAGCAGGATTTAATGCCTATTGCTTTGAGGCTGACGTTGACCCTGTTGAAGCTTTGACGTATCTCACCAATAAAATCGATAATATACTCATCGACCACCTGAATCAAGATGTTGAATTGGTATTTGTCGGTACATCACTTGGTGGTTGGACAGCAGCCAAACTTGCTAAATTATATAAAGCGAAAGCTGTTATCATCAATCCTTCGGTTGATCCTGCAACATCACTATTGAAGTATGGTGTGCCTGAAGAAATCTGTGAAAAGTATTCTGTATTTGCTCCACATGAAGGACACAAATATTTCTTTGCAAAGTATGATGAGGTAATAGATAATCAAACCTTCAGCAAAAACTTGACAGATGCTGGTTTTGATGTTACAATTGTGGCTGATGCAGACCACAGGTTTGACAAACACTTTGGATTAGTTATTGATTATTTGAAAGAAATGTAATGAGTAAGTTTACTAAGATTTATTTGGATATGGACGGTGTAATTGCCGACTTCACAAAACGTTATAAAGAATTGTACAAGATTGAGCCAGCAGAAGCTGATAAGAGAAAAAAATTTGGTATGTTCTTTGAAGATTTTATTGAATCTAGACAATTCTCTTCACTCGAATATATGCCAGATGCGGTGGTTTTATTGGATCATTTAAACACTTGTGGTGTTCCTGTTGAGATTCTTTCGTCTACTGCAAGAGAAGAATCACATAAGGAAATTTCTTATCAAAAAGATGTTTGGCTTACTATCCGAAACATTAAATATCCTCGCAACTTTGTACCTGGTAAAAAACACAAGTACAAGTATGCAACACCAGATTCCATAATCATTGATGATACTCAATCTGTTATCGATGATTGGAAGAAAGCAGGTGGTGTCGCAATTCATCACAAAGATGCATTGAGCACTATCTCTATTTTAGACGCTTTATTGCGTGTATAAATAGAATTATATTATGAATAAGTGGACACTCCGTTAATATTTTTTACACTCCGTTATATAAAGGAAAAAATCATGGTAGATTTCGCAAATCTTAAACGCTCTTCGGGCAATATGGAAAAACTGGCAAAAGCTGTTGAAGCAATGAGTGCTGGTACCGACACAGGTGAAAAATCAGATAAATTTTGGCGACCAGAAGTAGATAAAGCCGGTAACGGCATGGCTACTTTCCGCTTTCTTCCTGCACCAGCAGTAGACGGCGATGATGCATTGCCTTGGGTCAAGATGTTTTCTCATGGATTTCAAGGTCCTGGTGGTTGGCTGATTGATAACTGTCTGACTACTAAGAATCAGCAATGTCCTGTGTGTGAACACAATTCTACATTGTGGAATTCTGGTATCGAAGCAAACAAGGAAGTTGTACGTAAGCAAAAACGTAAACTAAACTATATTGCAAACGTCTACATTATCTCTGATCCAAAACATCCAGAGAATGAAGGACAAATCAAACTGTTCAAGTTTGGTAAGAAAATCTTTGATAAGATTACTGAAGCAATGAATCCTGCTTTTGAAGATGAAACTGCAATCAATCCATTTGATCTATGGACTGGTGCAAACTTCAAACTGAAGATTCGTAAAGTTGAGGGTTACCAAAACTATGACAAGTCTGAGTTTGAAGCACCATCTGCATTGTCTAAGGATGATGAAAAACTCGAAAAGATTTGGAAGAATGAACACTCTTTGAAAGAGTTGACTGCTGACAAAGAATTTAAATCATATGATGACCTGAAAGGTCGTTTGGATAAAGTTCTTGGTCTGAATGGTGAGACAATCAAACCAAAGACTACAGTTGAACAATTGAAGTCTGCACCAAAAGTAAAAGAAGTTGAACCTGATATTACTGCAACAAGCAGCGATGAAGATGATACAGATTTAGCCTATTTTTCTCGGTTAGCTGATGATTGATTTGGTGTAAGTTTTTCTTTTCTTTAAATCTTTAGAACCTTTCGGCCTACCTTTTATTAGAGGTAGGCCGTTTTCTTTTCTATATTCGTTAGTTTGACCTTTGGTCGTGCCCCAATCCTCTCTATTTCTTCTCATATTTTTCATTTTTTCTGAAATATCTGGTCTTTTTATTCCTTTATTCCAAGGAATTTGGCCACGATGTGCATCACCATTCTTTTTTCTCATTTCTTCGGTGACTATAACTCCTTTAAAGGTATCTTTTCGTACATTTATAAATTTTTCATCAATGTGAACCTTCATTCTTCGCAATACTTTATCTTCCCATAATTTGGCTGATTTATCATCTAAGAAAGTTTTTCTGATTTGAATTATATCTGGTTCACCATGCAATTCACGAAATTCTTTTACTTTTTTAGAACTTGTGAAATATTTTATCCAAAGATCAGAAGGATTACATTTTTTTGAATAACGAACACCATAATACCATTTATTATGATTTGTCCATCCAATAAGATATGTGTATGGTTTATAAATATTCATGCTGATTGCTCCTTTATAGCATTAGAGTGTATGCGGGGGTCGTAGTCCGGCGATACACACTTATTTATAACCCCGCCTAGTGCGGGGTTTTTTATTGGTTAAAACTTTCTCAGGTTTCTTTCCTGGATGTATTTCAATGTTGGATCATCAATTCGTACAGGTGCAGAGCTATCAATCGTCACGGCAGGTCCTGGTTCGCCTCCGCCACCAACATTTTTAGATTTGTCAATCACGACCGTTTGGCCTTGACTTGCATTTTGATCCATTTCTAAATTTTTATTTTCTGAAATGGCTGCTTGTACATTTTGTCCAGTAACACTTGGTGCAGCTGGCATTGGTGTTGCTGAAGGTGCTCCTGCTGGCGATGATGTAGCTGAAGGTGTTGCTGAAGATGTTCCCGATGGTGTTGATGTAGAAGGTGATGTTGAAGAAGGTTCTGATGAAACTGGTGATGCTGAAGGTGCTGCTGATGCGGGCGTAGATGACGGTGATGGAACGCTAGAAGCGGTCGCACCAGCTTTAGGTGCAGTTACTTCTTGTTTTTTCATTTCTTTTTCTGCATAATCATCAGCTTCTTTTAACAATGACTCTGGCGCTTGTTTGCCATTCTTATCATCATATTCATAACCATAAGTTAAACCCAAAGCAGTTTTGGCATACTTTTTGTAGCCTTTTTCTTGCATATAAGATTGAATCAAATCTTGTTTCTTTTTAATTTCATCAGTTGCTTTAATTTCACTTTTCAATTGTTTTTGTACAGATTCTGCTTGTTCGGGTGATGCATTTTCAACATCTGTACCTCTACGCTCTTCATGTACTTCTTTTAATGCTTTTTCTGCTTTTTCTCCTCCAGCTTTACCAAATTGTTTTTCTGTGCTTTCTTCCAGTTTTTCTTGAATAGCCTTAGCCAAATATGCTATAGCACCAACAGCAGCAAGAAATGCTAACGGCCCCGCGGCAAACTCTGCTGCTGTTCCTATAATCCTCATCAAATTTGGCCCATACTTTAATACAATATCTTTTAAGATTTTAAAATCATTCAAAAAAGAATCAAACATTTTTTTGATAAAATCAAATATTCCACCTTTACTACCTTCAGGTTCAACCTTTGTGGCAGTTCCGCCAGATAAACCAGATAAAGCTTTTATTAACTCTTTATGTCTTTCTTCACGATCATCTTCTTTTTGTCTTTCAAAGTTTTTTTCTAATTCGTGTTTTTTCACATTTTCATCAGATTCTTTTCTCATCAAATTAAATATGCGAGACAGTACATCAGCAAGACCATCACCTTTTTTGGATGGTCTTGCATCTGATGCAGAAATTTTTGTATATAAGGGATTGTTCTTCTTTTGTACAGAAACAGGTTTAGATTTCTGATCACCTCTACTATATGGTGCACCAGTAAAATAAGACATATCTTCTTGAGATCGTCCAGTCAATTTACCAACAGCATAAGCACCTAGTCTACCACCAACAGCTTTACCTATATTCATAGGATCAAACTTCTCTGCTATGCCTGTCAGACCAGCTTTAGTTTTATCTGATATAGAAGAGCGAACAGAACCTAAAAAACCTTGGCCCGATATAGTTCGGTTAACTATTAAACGACCAAGTGGTGAACGTCTTATAGCTCGTGATCTTTGATATGACATTTTTTATTCTCTTATTTTTTTGTATGTGCTGGTTTATCTGAATCTGTTGGTACTTCAATTTTCTGTGGCTTACTTGCAGGTGCACCATTAACAGTTGTCGAAGCATCAACAATTGTAGTTCCACCTTTCTGCATTGCTTTCTTTTGGTCTGCATTTTCAACAGATGATTTATTTAACTGATCGCCACCAGAATCACCTTCACTCATGTATTGTGATGCTAGTTGTTTTCTTTTATTTTTAGATTCTTCACTTGCAGAACCAACAATTTTGTTAACTTTATCAATGTCATCCAATTCTGAAGGTTTATTTTTACCCAATTTCATTTGAAAGAAAGCAGGAACAATTTTTGCTGCTACATCTGGATCATTAGCTAAATCTGGATTTTTGAGTAAGTCAACACCAATTTTATCTCCGATTGCTTTATAAGCATCTTTACCTGTCAATTGAATATAACCACGGCCCCTATATTTGTATCCATCACCTGGCTCAGAGTTACCCATTCTACCACCATAGATTACATCACCAACCGCTTCAGGTCCTTTTGCAACAAGGCTTTGAGCTTCAGAAATTGATTGGAATCTAACTTTATTTTTTCCGCCTGCTGGTTGACCACCATCAACACCGGGAGGTCCATACATCTTAAACAAAGTTTTAGCTGAATATTTTTCAAGTTCTTCACTTCTTGGTTTAAATTTACTTTCTTCATCTACATTCGCCATGATGTTAGCTTGTGCAGCCTTTGAGAAACCTGCGGCAAGTAATGCAGCTGCAACAGCACCTTTTGCTCCACCTATAGCTACCTTTGCGGCTGTGGCTGCACCTTTTGGTACAGCAGGCGGCGGTTTTGTTGCCGTCGGTGCTGTTGGTGTTGGTGGTGCAGCTTCTTCTTTTTTTGCAGTTTCTTTTGGTTTAGCTTCAGGTGCTTTCTTGGGTTCTGGTGGTTTAGCCTCTGGTGGTTTAGCCTCTGGTGCTTTCTTAGGTTCTGGTGCTTTTTTGGCTTCTGGTGCTTTTTTGGCTTCTGGAGCTTTGGCTTCTGGTGCTTTCTTAGGTTCTGGTGCTTTTTTGGCTTCTGGTGCTTTTTTGGCTTCTGGAGCTTTGGCTTCTGGTGCTTTAGTTTTAGGTGGTGCAGCTTTAGTTGTGGGTGCAGGTGCAGATGGTGCTTTCTCTTCTGCTTTTTTAAATCTACCAGTCTTTAAATCCCGAACTGGCATTTTTGGTTTAGATTTTTTTATCTTTTCTATTTCAGCAATAATCTCATTATGTCTACGTTTTTCGCCTTCATACTTTTCGGTTTCAAAGTTTTTGATTATTTCTGTTCTTACTTTTTTTACGTCCAAATCATTTTTCATTACTGCATAAATTTTAGTTGCAATAGTTGCAGCACCATCACCTGAACGTAATTTTGGATTATTGGGAGCAGCAATAGCTGAATACAAACCTGTGTTTACATTATTTTTTGGTCTTGCACTCCCAAACATATTACTTAATGTTTTTGGTACAAACTTTTTCTTTATCTTTTCACCTCTTTGAGCAGTTTTTTCTCTATCGGGTTTTTGTTCAGGCTCTGGTGCAGATTCAGGTTGTTTTTCAGGTTCAGGTGTTGATGCTGCAGCCTCACTTTGAGGTTTTGTAGAACGAACTTTAGTTTCTTTTACACGTTTTTGTTCTTCTTTTATTTTTTCAATTAGAGGTGCAACAGGTCCGTCACCTTTGCCTTTTTTCCAACCATTTTCCAACCAAGATTCTAATTGTGATCTATGAACATAGCGAACCTGCGTTGCAACGCCAGGTCTAACTAGATTTATTTCAGTAAATCCAGGAGGAATGGGACCAGGAGTGTATTTGGGATTAATAACATCTTCTGGAGTAGGGTTGGTTTTGTCGGTCATCTACGTTCTGCGTTTCTTTGTTTTATTTTTTCATTTTCTTCTTCAATATATTGGGAAAGCATAGACACATAAATCTCTCTTTCCCAAGGTAACATAGACTCCAATTCAGTTAAACTATATTTGTGATGCTGCATCAAAGCAAAGTTTGTGGTATAATAATTTTTTAGATTATCATGCCGCAGCGTCACCCGAAAAAATTTTCAAGGCCCTCCACATCAATGACATGGTGAAAGTTACATTTTTTACAATCAACTTCAATTTTCTTATTTAAAGTTGGAAGATTCTCAAAGAACTCTTCGATCTTTGAGAACTGTTCTTGATTCAATGATTCAATAAATTCCATAATTTCTTCTGTTGAACATTCGTTTGCATAGTAAAATTGTTCACCATCAAAAATGTGTTCTACAGATTCAACAATCATTCTAAAAGCAATATCTGTTGCAGATTCTTCTTCTCTAACATGATTCAATGTTGAGAATTGGGGATATTTAAATTTGATTGTAATTGTATCTGTCAATTGAATCTCATCTTTGATACTATCATTCTTTGTAATTTTAATATCAAGTAGATTAAATTTAACTTCCATCAAATTACCACAAGGATTTTCATTAACAATGTTCTCGCAACGATATTTGTTTTCTACAATTTCACCTACTGATCTTGCTCTCAATTGAATGAAATAGTATTCAATGTCAATGATAGGTAATGATTCAATATCAATACCTTCTGTCAAGGTACAGTTATGTAAAACTTGTTTGATGTTCTTTTCAACAGTTTCTTTGTCATCTGATTCCATCGCCATCATCAGATTGCGTTGTTCTTTTACTAGAAAGGGACGAAATCTAATATGTTTTTTTGAAAGTGGTAAAGTCAATTCATAGACAGGTGAGTCAATTTTTGGTAAAGCCATAGTTATATTTCCTTTTCAATTAATGTTTAGCCTGAGGATTTACGTCAGGTACATTTACATTAGTATTTGGTTTTCCTCCATATATACTTGTTGTAAAATCTGGTGAATCAGTTGGTTGTGGATCGGGGTTAAGTCCACCAAAAGTATCAAGAATATTGGAGATACCTGCTTGCAGTAGACTTGAACCAAGTTGTTGAATAGAATTGTTTTGCCAGTATCTGTATGCAAAAACAACTGTTAGTTTATGGTGTCCATCGTTGGACCAATCCAAATCTAATTGATTGACAGAGATTGGAAAAGCATCAATTAGATTTAATGAGTATGTTAGGTCATTTGACATACCATATTGATTTACTGTCAAGGTAGAAATATAATCTTCTTTGTAGTTGAAATCAAATGATACTGTTGGATTAATATATTCCATCCATGCATCAAAGAAAATCTTCTCACTCATATCACCAGACACAATAAATGTCATTTCCGATTCATTGTAATTTGAATGTGTGGCGTGTTTTTCAACTGGATTTGCACCAAACTTTTGTTCAGCTAAAGCAAATGTTCTACTTGGCAGTTGAGCAGATTCACAACGTAATGACAAATTTCTAGCAGTTGCCAAATAAGGAATCAAAGCAACAGGTGCAGGTATAGTAACATCAAAATGTTTTGGTCGTGCAACATCTTTATTGAAAGATGATATGAAATTTGTAATACTTGGCATTGTTATTCTTCTTCTTTGTTAAAGTGAGCCATATGTTCTCTATATTCTTGCAACGAATCTTTCCATACTGTAGTTGCTCTTGCGCCTCTGAATTGTTGTAGAGGTAACAGAGTGGCAATATCCCATTCGTTTGGCTGAATCATTAATATTCTAGACCTAGCGTGATTCTTCAAATATCTTTTAATACAAGGTTTAAACTCTGCATAACGTTTGGCTGCATTTAGTATGTCGTATGATATTCTCATGCGGTTAATGTCACCATCTTTTGTTAGTTGTGCAAACTTCATTAGTTTTGTTAAGAAGGCAATTCTAAATTTTGGTGGTAAATAATGCAAATTTAAACCAAGAAAACCATCATCGTATTTTTCTAGCACCAAAACTAAAGGAAACTTATCCCAGTAATCTAAACTATCTTTTGTTTTTGGATCATAGTAAAAACAATAAAGCATTCCAATTCTAACAAGAGAAGTATTTCTCATACTTTCACGACTAATTGATGTAGCTATTTTATCTGGTCGTTTTAATTCTAGAACTTTTTCATTCATCCAAGAAATAGCATCCCTAGACATGGTTTTATAACCATTATCTTTTTTTTCTTCAGCTAAACTAGTTAATTTTGATGTTGTATTTGATTTTGCCATGTACTATTTAGTTTACAATCCCAACTCTTTTTCAGTCCAAATTTGAAATTCCCAGTTACGGTCTAAACAATACTCTTGGGCAGCTTTCCATTTTGCTTGATTTACACCCCAAGTAACCACCTCATTGATGTATTGTTTAGTTACTTTTTTCTTTTTTTCTGGTTCTTTTGTTTGTTTTTGTGGTTTGACTTCAATTAGTATGGTTCTCAGTTTGTCATCTTTTGTTCTAACCTTCACCAAAAAATCAGGAAAGTATCTATGGTATCTTCCGTCAACCGGAGATACATAAGGTATAATCAATTCTTCAGATGCCCAAGAAATGATTCCTTCGGTCTTATCTAAATAGGACATTACTTTACACTCCCAAGATGAGCGATAAATAATATTCGTGTGGTCACCCACATACTTGTGTGGATTTTTAGGAGTAAACTTTCCTGAATAGGCCATAAATAGAGTATGTATATTTTTTCTGGAATAAAATGGCAATAATTTCTATACCAACATCGATTGGCGGTGTATCTATACCCGGTAAAACAGGTCAAATACTTAGTGGTCCTTTGGCTGCTTTATTTGGTGGTAAAAATTTAACTACTGCTAATTATCCACAAGATTTATCAACAGATGCATCAAAAAGTCATTATGTTCAATTTTCTATTAAAGAAATTATACCCCAAAAATATACTCCGGTATCGGGTACTCCTCCAAGTGTAGCAAATATCGCAGCAAATGGTGCTCAAGCCATTGGTAATGGAATAGTTAATGGCGCAAATGCAGTTGTCAACAATGCAGTTCCTGTAGCAACAACAGCTGTTAATGGAGTTGTTACGGGTGTTTCAAATCTTATACAACGTCCTATTGATACATTAAGTCAATTTGGCCAAGGTGCCGCGGATGCTGTTGCAAGTGGAGCAGCTTCAGCAGGTAGTTGGATACAAAAAGAAACAGAACAAATTACAAATGTCTTGCTTACAAAACAAACAACAGACCTAAAAGCAGTTATATCTTTATATATGCCAGACACTTTAACTGCAAGTTACAGTGCAGATTACACTCAAATTAATTTAAGAGGACCTGGTGGTGCATTAGGTGATACTTTGACAGGTATACAAACAATTGCATCGGTTGCCGGTTCAGCAGCTGGTGCAATAAAAAGTGATAGCAGTGTAATCAATGCAGTTGGTAGTGACCCAGCAGCAATCGATGCAGCAATAAGAGCGGGCACTAGTGCAGTCGGAGGTTCGGATGGTTTGTCCGCAGCAATCTTAAATGCACAGGGATATGCAACAAATCCACAAATGCAAATGATATATCAAGGTTTGGAATTTAGAAGTTTTCAGTTATCATTTACTTTTACTCCCAAATCTCGTGCAGAAGCAAAAACAGTTGATAATATCATCTATCAATTCAAATATTATTCTGCACCAAGTTTTCAATCTGGTAAAACAGTTTCAAATCAAAGTATGTACTTGATACCGCCAGCAATTTTTAATGTGAGTTTTATGGTTAAAGGTATAGAAAACAAATATCTTCCAAAATATGCAGATTGTGTTTTAGAACATGTTGATGTTAACTATGCACCAAATGGTTGGGCTGCACATAGTGATGGTGCACCAATACAAACAACATTAACACTTTCATTTAAAGAAATTGAAGTTGTTGATAAAGCAAGATTGTCAACTGGTTACAACAATCCTTCTGATAAAACAGGTTTAAGATAATGAAATATTTTCAAACAATACCAAAAATTGCAAGTATAGATTATATTGGAAACTATGTTGTACTCACAAACTTATTGGTTCGTGCAGAGATTATTCCTAGTCTTTTGAATAATCCTGCATTGTTCTATCAATATGATATCCAAGACGGCGATACACCAGAAATTATTGCAGACAAGTATTATGGTGATTCTTATCGTTATTGGTTAGTTTTATTTGCAAATCAAATCATTGATCCACAATGGAATTGGCCAATGAATTCAAATTTGTTTAGAGATTATTTGGTTGACAAGTATACTTCTGCAACCGCAAATGCATTTAACGTATCGGCAAATACAGTAACGTATGCTCAAATTTCCGCTTACACAGAAGGAACTGTAAAAAACTACGTTAAAACTATTACAACAACAGATTCAGTTTCTGGAACATCAACCACCAATACATTTTATTTGGACCAAGTAACATATGGAAATGTGATCACTGGTACAACAACCAAATCATTTCCACCAGGAAAAAATTCATCGGGTGGAAGTATCACACAAGTTATTAATAAGTATACTCAATCAATATATGATTATGAAAATCAGCAAAATGAATCTATGAGAAGTATAAATTTAATCAACTCAGTTTATGTACCACAGTTTGAAGCACAGTTTAAATCTTTGATGGCTCAATAATATGGCAGATTCAGATTCAGATAAACTGTCAACTGGCGGTGTAGTTTACCCTAATGACTATTCGTTAATAAATTTAACACTAATAACGTCGGTTACTACATTTGACTTTAAAAACATATTGATTGAACTGTCTTTTAATGAAGATTTGTTCAATAACATATCATCAGGATACTTGATGGTTACCGACTCTACTGGTTTTATTGAAAAACTACACATGAATGGTAATGAATTCATAAGACTAACGTTTGGTAAAGCTGAAAACGATTTATATTTAATAGATAAAATCTTTAGAGTATTCAAAGTCGCAAAAAGAAAACCAATAAATGATGGAAATACTGAATCATATTCTCTTTATTTTTGTTCTGAAGAGTTGTTATTGTCTGAACAGTACAAGGTAAGTAAGTCTTATAAAGGAAAAGATATTTCCTTTATGATAAAAGATATATTACAAACACATTTAAAAGTTCCAAACAACAAGCTCAAATCGTTTAACATAGAAAGTACATATGGAATATATGATTTTGTAGTTCCAAATTTAAAACCCTTTGATGCAATCAATTGGTTATCATCATATGCTAGACCCTCAAATAATCTAGGTGCTGATATGTTATTGTATGAAAACAAATTTGGTTTTAACTTCAAATCATTACAATCACTTTATACTACTCCGGTTTATGATGAGTACACTTTTAGTCCAAAGAACTTGAATAAAGATAAATTTGATACGAATATGAAGTTAAAGAATGCAATTACATATGAGATCATGGACTCTTATGATAGCTTAGGTGCAATAAACGATGGTGTATTTACCAACCAGTTAATTTCTATTGATCCATTGCTAAGAAGATTCAGAGTTACAAATTTTGATTATCCTTCATATGCAAATCAATCACAGATGTTGAATGATTATCTCATAACAAATGATTTAAAAAATAGATTTGGTGATAGACTAAATGAAACAAATAAAGCTTCATTGAAACTCATATTATCAAACTTCAATGAAACAGATTCTAAATATGTAAAATCAAATCCAGGTTCAGTTGCTCATGATATTTTTGCAGAGACTTACGTTCCATATCGTACAGCACAAATACCATTATCAACTTACACAAGAGTTAAGATATCTGTTCCAGGTGATACCAATCTTACTGTTGGTCGTGTGATTAAATTTAATTTATTGTCTAAAGATGCAACAGAAAAAGAACCAGACTCTTTCTATTCAGGTAACTATTTAATAACTGCAACAAGACACATATTAACTTTGCAAGAATATAAAACTGTACTTGAGCTTGCAAAAGAAAGCACAATAAATCCATATACACAAGCCAAAAATAGTGGTAAATTATGGAATGATTCAGTGAAAGGAATATTACCCAATGTCTAAAGAAACTAATAACTTTGCAGGTCTAAATGGCTTTATTTGGTGGACTGGCGTTGTTGAAAATAGATTAGACCCATTGAATCTTGGACGTTGCCAAGTTCGTATATTCGGATGGCACACAGAAAACTTACAGTTGATACCATCAAAAGATTTACCGTGGGCTATGCCTAGTATTTCAACTAATACAACACAAATAAACAAAACACCAAGAGAAGGTGATTATGTTTTTGGTTTCTTTTTAGATTCAGAATCTGGCCAATTTCCTTGTATCATTGGTCTTTTACCTGGTATTCCTATAGAAGCACCCAAACAATCAAGTGGGTTTTATGACCAGAGAAATGCAAGTGTTTTAAGTTCTTCTCCTGCACCGTTTGGATCGTCTCCAAGTTTATATCCAAATCAATTAGATGAACCAACAACAAGTAGACTATACAGAAATGAAAAGATTGATACCACAATCATAGGAAGAGAAACTTCGGCCGCAGTAAGTAACATACCAACAGCAGCTGGTAGTAGTTGGTCACAGCCAAAACCATCATACAATACGAAGCCACCATACAATCAAGTAATGGAAACTGAATCGGGTCACGTTATGGAGTTTGATGACACCAATGGTTCAGAAAGAATACATATAGCACACAGAACTGGAACATATACAGAAATACAACCAGATGGTACAAAAGTAACTAGAATTGTGTCAGATAACTATGAAATTATTGCAGGAACCAATTATGTTAACGTGATTGGTGATTGTAATATAACGGTTAATGGAAATGCAAACTTATATGTAAAAGGTAATGTTGTTGAAAAAGTTGATGGAAATATCAATTCAACAGTATCAGGACAAGTAACTGCAACTGCAAGTGCATTCAATTTTAATGGAAATATTAATGTATCAGGATCAATAACAGCTTCTGGTGATGTTGTTGGTGGTGGAATTAGTCTCGATAAACACGTACATGGTGGTGTTATGAGTGGTGGTTCTTTAACATCCGGTCCACAATAAGCAATAAATAGAACATGGCAAATACATTAAAGCTTTATTCAGATTTAGATTTAACATTCAATCGTCTTCCAGGTACGGGTGATGTGGCTATGCGTTATGATACTCAGGCGGTCATTGCTTCTGTAAGAAATTTGTTACTGACTAATTTTTATGAAAGACCATTTCAACCAAATTTAGGTTCAAACGTAGATGCACTATTGTTTGAACCAGTAACAGATTTAACTGCAAATATTTTAGAAACCGAGATACGAAAAGTAATAAACAACTTTGAACCTAGAGTACAAATAAATTCAATAACTGTTTTTGTGAATCCGGACAGAAATTCTTTCTCTGTTAATTTGGAGTTTTACATAGGTAATAGTACAACACCAACAGCAGTCAACCTAATATTGCAAAGGTCCAGATAATGGCATCAAATACAAATATTCAAGTAGCTAGTTTAGATTTTAATGACATTAAACAAAACTTTACAAACTACTTACAATCACAAAGTACATTTAAAGACTATAATTTTTCAGGTTCAGCTCTGTCGACCTTGCTGGATGTTCTTGCCTACAATACACAATACAATGCATTCTATTTGAATATGGTTGCAAATGAGATGTTTTTGGACTCTGCATTACAACGTTCTTCTGTAGTTTCACATGCAAAATTGATGAACTACGTTCCACAATCAGCGATGGGTGCTGTTGGCCAAATAAATTTAGCATTTAATGGTGTGACCACAACACTATTTACTTTGCCCCAGTATACAAATTTTATGTCAGAGGCAATCAATGGCACTAATTACAATTATGTTACAACCACAAGTCTGACTGCACCGGTCATTAATAACACAGCAACATTCAATGGTGTTCAATTAAAACAAGGTACACTTTCTAGTTATAATTTCACAGTTAACTCAGTAACTAATCCAAAATATATTTTTGAAATACCAGATCAGAACATTGACGTTTCAACATTAAAAGTATTAGTTCAACAATCTTCTTCAAACAGTTCTTATCAAATATTTAATAGTACAACAGATTACTTGTCATTAGGTCCTACTGATGCAGTTTATTTTGTACAAGAAGCAGTAAACGGAAACTATCAAATATATTTTGGTGATGGTATTTTAGGTAAAAAATTAGCTGATGGAAATATTGTCAAGGTGAGTTATCTTTCTACTTCTGGTTCTGCTGGTGGTCTTGCTAACAACTTTACACTAATGGATAACATCGGTAATTATGGTTCTTATACTTTAGCACCATATCAAAGAGCATCCAATGGTACAGATAAAGAAGCAATTGATTCTATTAAGTTCCAAGCACCAAAAGCTTTTGCTGCTCAAGGTCGTGCAGTTAATAAGAATGACTACATCACAGCATTACAACAAAATAGTTTAGGTTTTCAATTTGATGCAGTTTCTGTTTGGGGTGGAGAACAAAATGTTCCGCCGGTGTATGGTCAAGTTTTCATTTCATTGAAACCAAAAGGTTCTTATGATCTAACCCTAACACAAAAAAATCTTTTGATTAATAATGTAATAAAACCAATTGGTGTATTAACTGTTGAACCAATCATTGTTGATCCAGATTACACTTATATTCAAGTAAATGCATCTGTGGTGTATGACCCAGCACAAACAACACTGACACCAGGTGCATTACAAAGTGGAGTACAAAGTTCAATTTATAACTATGCTTCAAATTATTTGAACACATTCAATTCAACATTCAACTCTTATGCTTTGTTGTCTGCTATAAATTCTTTTGACAAATCTATTATGGGTTCAGATTTCACATTAAATGTTCAGAAAAAGTTTTATCCAAATTTAGGTACACCAACAACATATAACCTTTACTATAATAGTCCGTTACAACGTGGAGTTTATTCTTCCACACTATCAAGTTCACCAAGTATTAACATTGTTAATCCTACAAATGTTAACACACAATTGAGTGGAGTATACCTTGAAGAGGTGCCAACAGCTGTTGCTGGTGTTGGTTCTATTTCCGTTCTAAATCCAGGTTATAATTATACATCAACACCAACAGTAACTATCACAGGTGATGGTTTGGGTGCAACAGCAATAGCAAATATCGTAAACGGTAGTTTATCTTCAGTAACAGTAACAAATGCTGGTGTGGGTTATACAAATGCGATAGCAACTATCAATCCAGGATTTGGAGATACTACAGGCCAAGGTGCTGGTGTGGTTGTAAACTTGCAAGGTCAATATGGAACAATTAGAAGTTATTATAATGATTCAGTAAAAGGTAAAATTATAGTTTCAGCAAATGTTGGAACAATTGACTACACAAACGGAATTGTTGTTCTTACAAATCTAAGTCCAGTTTCAATTAATAATCCATTAGGTCAATTAACAATATCTGTTAAACCAACAACAACTATCATATCATCAACATTAAATAGAATAATAACAATCGATCCGTATGATAATGCTGCTGTAGTTGTCTCTGTGTCTACAAATAAGAGTTAAGTAAATGATACAGAGTAATCAAAAAACCTCTTTACTTGTTCCATATGAACTCCCTAATTTTATTAGTGAGGACCCAAACTATGCCAATTTTGTACTATTCTTACAGGCATATTATCAATGGATGGAGCAACAAGGTAACACATTAGATTTCACGAAAAACTTATTGAATTACATGGATGTGGATACAACCACATCTCAATTTCTCCAATATTTCGTTAATGATTTCATGTCATATTTTCCACAAGATATACTGGCAGACAAATCAAAAACTATCAAATTAGCTAAACAACTTTATCAATCTAAAGGCACACCTGCATCATATAAATTTTTATTCCGTGTACTTTATAATTCAGATGTAGAAATTTTTTACACTAAAGATGCAGTACTAAAAGCATCTGCTGGTAAATGGTATGTGCCTAGAAGTTTGAAATTGGCAACAAGTGATCCAAATTTCTTAAACATCAAAAATTTACGTTTGTTTGGAAACATATCAAAGTCTATTGCTACAGTTGAAACTGCAATATTTGATGGATTAAAAACAGAAGTTTTCATTTCAAATATTGAACGTTTGTTTCAATCGGGTGAAACCGTTACTGTAGTTGATTCAAATAACCAACTTGTATATTTTTTAAATGGTTCTATTGTTCCGGTGGGAACCATTGGTGCTGAGACATTAACTGCACTCATTGTGGGTCAAATTAGTCAAGTGATAATTGATCCATTAAATAGGGGTACAAATTATATTGCAAATACTATAAGTGATATTTATGACCCAGTTGTAGTGTACGGAGGTTTAAATCCTAATACACCAAATCCAATTGGAGCAACAGTTCAAGTTGGTTCAGTAACTTCTGGTGGTATAAAAAATGTTGATGTTGTTGCCAAAGGTTATGGGTATACTACTGCACCTAGTGTAAACAATTCAATTGGTAGTGCTAATACTTACATCAGTTCTGGTGGTGGTTCAATAATCACAGTAGGTACTTTAGATAATACACCAAATAGTATATCACTTGTAACAAATATTCCGGTTGATAGTATTCAGTATAAAATAGACCATTATATTGGAAATATTGCAGGCAGTAGCGGAGCAAACACATTAGGACCTAATGGTCTTTATACACAGCAAGCATATCAATTTGCAAATAATTTATCAGCAAACGCAAACACATCATTAGCAAATGCATTTACTTTCACCAGCTTTACGGCATATCCAATTAGTTCTGTTATTATACAGAACGGTGGCGGAGGATTAACTAGTTTGCCAGTGGTGCAAGCTTCATCTCAATATACTACTGACCTTTACTCTCAAACAAATCTTGCTAACTTAGGTATACTTGCACCAATACAAATTATTAATCCTGGTTCAGGATATGCAAATAATGATAAAATTGCAATTATTGGTGGATCCGGTTACGGCGCTTTTGCAAACGTCACTTCAGTTGATTCGGGTGGTTCTATACTTTCAGTAGGTTATGTTGCCAACAATACAAATAGAATGACTTTAGGTGGTATGGGTTATCAATACTCATTACCAACCGTGGTTGTTGCAAATGTGGCCACCGGAACTATTACAACAAGTAATAGTAGTAATGTAGTTACAGGAACCGGGACAACATTTTTAACACAAGTAAGTAGTGGTTCAACTCTAGTTACAAATAAAAATATTATAATCGGTACAGTCAGTTCAGTTACAAATGCAAATTCACTATTACTAACAACAAATGCATCAACAACTTTAGTTTCTAATTCATTTTATAAAAGTACCGCATCATTAGTAGTTCTTGGAATTTTAGGAAAAGGTGCCATTTTGAGTGCATCGGGTGATAGAGTTGGTGCAATAACATCATTTAATATCTTAGATAATGGCCAAGATTATATTTCTGCACCAAATATTTCTTTAAAAGTACAAGATTTAATTGTATCGAATGTTATTGTATATTCTCTACCCAATAGAGGTGACACAATTTATCAAGGAAGTAGTATAAACGCAGCATCATATATTGCTTATGTTGATTCAATTATTTCTCTACAACCAAGCTCTCAATCAAATAGTAGTATATACCAATTAAGAGTTTATAACTATACTTCTAAGCCATCTGCTTCTCTGCCATTGAAAATTGATTCTTCAGGATCAGCATTATCTTTAGTTGGTGGTTACACAACCAATAAAAACACAACATTTATTAATTATGGTCCCGATACTAGATTTGATGCTGCAAATGGAATTATGACTTATGGTGATGGTTATGCTAAAGCTAGTGCAACATTCTTAAATGGTCTAGTTATTGGTAATGGTCAATACTTAGACACAAGTGGTCAACCAAGTTCTTTTGATGTATTGCAAGATACTCAATATAACAACTATACATATCAGTTGACACTTTCAAAAGAAATTGAAAAATACAGAAGTGTTTTATTAAATCTATTGCATCCAGCAGGTTTACAAGCTATTGGTCGTATTGCAATGAGTTCAAATAATAAAATGAATTTCATTGCTAAAGATGCAGTAGCAAATGCACACACACTAGGTTACTATGATGGTGCAGCAGTAACCGCAACTATTGTTGGAGGATCAGCAACAAATCCAAGTAACAATATTGTCAAATTCAGTAGTTTGTACGGAGCAAATATTGCAAATGTATTCTTTGCTAATTCTTCAATATTGAGTTTTGCATACGGAACAAGATCAACAGATATAGTAACATCTTTGGTTGTTGCGGTAAACGGAGCAGCAAATACTGTAACACTGCAAGATAATGTTTGGACATATTTTGCTAACGTTGCTGTGGTTTCTGCTACAAATGGAAATAATCAAGTAATAAATATAAATTCATTAACATATAGTTATAACATTGTAAATGGTGGAGTTTATAGTAACACTGCATATCCAATTATAGATACCATAAGAGTTGGTGATAGAGTTTCAGTTAATGGTTCTGCACAGACTGTAACTACGATTAGTTCACCATATACTTCATTAATATTAAGTGGGCCTCTGGCTAACGGAGCAAATGGTTTAATGTCAGTAAGTAGAAGTATGGTTTCATCAAATGCATCAAGTATTCAAATATTTGGACCTGCTGGTGTACAATATTTTGCAGAATTGGGAACAGAAAATGGTTATACAATTATAACAGAAACAGGCGCAACGCTTCTAATAGGATAAAAAATGAGTTCAATTAAAATTTCTGAATTACCTGCATTTACAAGAATCAATGCAAATACATCAAATACGTTGTTTGTTGGTGTTGATATACCATCTGCACAAACATTCCAATTTACTGCACACACTTTAGCGCAAGGCCTTTATTCAAACGAAACTTTGAGTGTTGGTGTTAATCCAAACACACTACCAAACACAATTGCTCAGTTTGCTTTGAGTGGTGCTTCTTATATACAAACAAATTTAGTTAATACTGATGATGGCGGTACTGCTGATATTGTTATTACTGCAAATGTGGGGTCTGGTGGTACTGATGCTGCATATTTTACAGATTTGGGTTTTGCGAATAAGAATGTTCAACCGGGATTAGAATTCAATAACTTAGGTACAGCATTAAGTCCACTTGATGGTTATCTCTACGTTCAAGGTTCAACTGTTGGTGGAACAGGATCAGTAAATGGTGGTAATTTGATCATTGGAACAACGACCACAAACACACAAATTAAAATTATTGCAGGTGGTTACAACAAAGAAAATATTGTTGCTATCATCACTGGTGATGGTATTAAATTGACAAATGGTCATCCAATATACTTTACAGATGGTACTTCACAAAATACTTCTGCTGCATCTTTTGCATATTCAAATGCTTCTTTTACCCAAGCAAATAACGCATCATCCAACACTATATCGATTCAAGGTGTAGATTTAACACAAAATACTTGGATTGCATCTAATGCTGTTTTTAGTCAAGCGGCATTTGCACAAGCAAATACAGCATCTGCTAACACCATATCATTAACTGGTGTAAATTTAACACAAAATACTTGGATTGCTAGTAACTCAGCCTTTACCCAATCAGCATTCAATCAAGCTAATACCGCATCATCTAATACTATTGCAATTCAAGGAGTTGATAACACCCAAAATACTTGGATTGCTAGTAACGCAGTATTCAGTCAAGCCGCATTCAATCTTGCAAACACATCAGTTCAAAATACTGCGATTATACAATTACAATCATTGATATTGACAGGTAATTTGATTGCTAATAATGTAGGACAATCAGCTTCTATTGATAATTTTACATCAAACAGTGCAACGTTCAATAAAAATCTTGTTGTATTGGGTACACTATCTGCGAATACACTATTAGGAAATGTATTCTTTTCAAATATAACCACAATAACAACACAATCAAACTCAATTCTTTGGACCACACAATCAACAACACCAACACAACAAGTTGCTCAGTTGTGGTATTATGGTAATACACAATCTTTGATTTTGGATACAGATGTTGCTAATGATAGACTTTCTATCTCGAAAGTTCTTTTCTTCCGCGGTTACAACTCCACTGGCGCAACAATACCTTCTAACTCAATTATTCGTTTAGTTCCTGGTGTTACTGCTAATCAAATTCCTTATATTGCTTTGGCTGATGCAACCAATTCAGCTAACGCAACAGTTGCTGGTTTTGTTAAGAATGCAATTGCAAACGGAGCATATGGTTTTGCTTATTCTCAAGGTATTGTTGAAGATTTAAATACAACCGGACTAGGTAAAAACGGAGATATTCTTTTCTTATCAACAACACCAGGCATTGCTTCTAATGTTGCACCAATATCTGGTAACTCAAACACTGTTGTACAACTAGGTAAAATTATTCTAAGTGATACGACTCAAGGTAAATTGTTCATTCAAAACCAATTGCGCCAAGCATATGGACGTGCTGATGGTTCTTTGTTGTACGCTTTTGCTAATAATATTACATCCAGCAGTACGATTAATGTTAATGATGCAACAGGAACAGTAAACGCAAACACAATTATTGCAAATACTTTTGTGTATGGTTCTGCAACTGCAAATGCAATGGTAACACAATTAACTAGCAAATCTACAGCAGTTACTGCAAACGGAATGTCTGGTCAGATTACGATGCATAATGCAGCACTTGCAGGTCAAGGATACGTAACATTTACAGTCAATAACAGTTCGGTATTGCACGTTAATGATATACCTTTTGTTGCTATACAAAATTCAGTAACTACTCCAAATCCATATATTGTTTCTGTTAGTAAAGTTGCTGTTGGTAGTTTTAATATAACATTGTATAATGCGGATTCGGGTGGTGGATCAAGTCATCCAGATGCAGTTGTATTAAATTGGGGATTAATCAGAGTTGGTAATTAAGAGATAAATAGACCATGACCACATATTTAAATTTAAACACACTGACAAACAATGCAAAAGTAACCCAAATTAATTTGGATTATTATGCACCAGTTGCAACCGTACAAGGTGCAAACTTTACTTCAACATATGCATTCTTAGGTAAAGAAGATCCTTGGCCATATGCATCTGACGGCGTTACTGAAATTCCAACACAACCAACAAATGATCAAAAATATTTGAGAAGTGTGTTTAAGAATATGTTTGCACTTAAACAGTTGACAACAGGCAATATCAGTCCTGTTATTCAGAGAATCAACTGGGCAAACAATACAAACTATTTTGCTTATAGTGATGATGTAGATTTATTTGCAAAAGATGCTAATGGTTTTTTGATTAATAATTTTTATGTCAAGAACAGATATGATCAAGTTTTCAAATGTTTAGCAAATAACAATGGTGGTATTTCTACAGAAGAACCTTATTTCCAACCAGGTTCTTACGGAACAAATAACATTTATCAAGGCACAGATTACTACAAATGGAAGTATATGTACAGCATTGATGCAGGTAGTAAAAAGAGATTCATGGATAGTAATTGGATGCCTGTTCCTGTAAGTACTAAGACGCCACAACCATATCTTACAACAGCAGGTTACGGAGACGTTGAGGTTATCAATATAACAAACGGTGGTTCAGGTTATGATGCAACAAACAGTTTCATTACAGTTACGATTACAGGTGATGGTACAGGTTTAGTTGCAAACATAACACCATCACAAATTGTAAATGGAGTTATTAAAGATGTTGTGGTGAAATCTGGTTATGCAGGTAAAAATTACACTTATGCAAATGTTGAAATTAAAGCAACAGTCTCATCATCAATTGGAACAATATCACCTTATGGTTCAGGAGCAACAGCAATAGCGCCAGTTTCTCCTGTTGGCGGCCATGCATACGATCCAATTTCAGAATTGGGTTGCAGTAATATTATGTATGAAGTTGAATTCAATGGAACTGAAAATGGTATTATTCCAACAGACGGTGTTGTTTATAGACAAATTGGTCTTTTAGTTCAACCACAAATGTATGGTGCTTCCGGTGGTGCGGTTTTAGCTAATGGTTCAATTTACAACACATCAACACAACTAACATTATCATCTGGTGCAGGCAATGTATACATTCCAGACGAAATTGTTTATCAAAATGATGGTAAAAACAATAGAGTATTTTCAGGTACAGTATTGAATTTTAATACTTCAACAAACGTTTTACAGCTGATAAATACTACAGGAACTGTGCTTGTTGGACAATTGATTACTGGTTCTACTTCTTTGGCATCTAGAGCAGTATTTACTAACACACAATCAAATATAATACCATATTCAGGTTATATAACATATATAGAAAACAGAGCAGGCGTTCAAAGAAGTTCAGACGGTATTGAACAACTTAGATTCGTATTAGGTTACTAAAGGAAAAAAATGGCACTAAATTTTAATGTAGGTCCTTACTTTGATGATTTCGACCCATCTAAAAACTTTCATAGAATTCTTTTCAAACCGGGTGCAGCGGTACAAGCTCGTGAATTGACACAATCACAGACCATATTGCAGAATCAAATTTCTAATTTTGCAAGTGCAATTTACACACAAAATACTCCAATCTCAGGTGGTCAAGTAACTATAAATCAAGGTTGTTATTACATTAAGTTGAATACAACATTCAACGGAGCAGCTGTAACTGCTTTAAACTTCTTAAATCAAATCATTCAAGATGCTTCAGGAACAATCTCAGCAAGAGTTATCAAGACAGTTGAAACAACAACTGCTGGTGATCCACCCACACTAATTGTCACATATCTTTCTGGCCAAAAATTTACAGACGGTTTACAAATTCAAACTTCAACTGGTGCAACTTATTATGCATCTGTTGCAACGTCTACTGCAATTTCTCCATCTACTGGTTTATCTTCAGTTGCATCCATTTCTAGTGGTATTTTCTATGTTGTAAATGGTTATTCAATATCCAACACTACACAGATACCATATTCAATTGGTAATTTTGTACAAGTTGATCCACAAACAATAGTTTTAGATAAGTACGATAATACTCCAACATATCGTATTGGTTTGCAAATCAATGAAACAATTTATGACTATGTAAGTGATCCTTCATTGCTTGACCCTGCAATTGGAGCATCAAATTATCAAGCACCAGGTGCAGATCGTTATGTGGTTACATTAACACTAGTTACTTTACCATTAGCTACAGGTAATGATAGCAATTTTATTGAGTTGATTCGTATCAATAATGGTGTTATTATTAAACAAGTTTCTAGTACATCATATTCTCAGCTTGATGATTATTTTGCTAAACGTGATTATGAAACAAATGGCGATTATGTTGTTGAAGATTTTAAACTAACACCATCAGCAAACACAGTATCAAATACAGTATACGATTTAAGTGTTGGTAAAGGTATTGCTTATGTTCACGGTTATAGAATTGAGAATCAATCAGCATTAAAATTAACAAACAACAGAGCACAAACTACTGCAAATATCAGTAATAATCCAGTTTTCATTGATTATGGAAATTATTATGTTGTGGACACTGCAAATGGTGTTTTTGATATTGGTACAATGCCTCAAGTTGATTTGCATTGTGTTCCTGCTGCAAGTATCAACACAGCAGGACAAATAGGATATACATCAACATTGGTTGGTACTGCATTCATGCGTAATTTTAGTTACGTTTCTGGTACAGGTTCAATCACAAAAAACTATATCTATAACGCTTATATCTCTGACATTACTTCAAACACACTAACAAGTAATGTTACAGGTACATCAACACCATCATCTTTTACCGCATATGATCCAACTGGTGCGTTTTCTACAGCAAACAATGCTTACTTGAATGTTCCTATTCTAATCAATTCTGGTGGTGTTTATGATACAAAGACTGTTGTAGGTTATAATGGTGCAACAAAAACATTTACAGTTGATTCGAATACACAAGTTACTGCATCATCTACTACGACATTTACATTATTGTTTAAGAACACAAATGTTAATTCTATTGTACAAAAAAATGCAACATATGGATTAACTGCAAACGTTAATATAAATTCGGCTTTAGGCAAATACAATGGATTACCAAATAATGTTACATTACTTAATGCTGCTGGTACTCCAGAATTAATTTTCCAAATTGGTTATCCTTATGTTGCTCAATTAAACTCAACATCTTATTCGACACAAAGAGTTTATCGTTCTAAAACTTTTTCAAGTAACACATTACAATTAACATCCACATCAAGTTATGGTAGTAGCAGTCCATTAAGATTTACCGGTTCTGGTACATTATCTGGTTCTGCGGCGTTGCAGTCATTTATTATTATTGACACGGCTACAGGAAATGTTTTAGATTTTAGTGGTGGTGCTGGTTCAGGAAATACAATCAGTATTTCGACTGATAAAATAACTGCAACAATATCATCTAACACATATAACAATAAGACTGTCACAATCATTGCTCAAGTTTCTGCAACTAGTGGTGATTCTTCATCTTTTGTTTTGAAATCTAAATATCTAATTACAGGTAATACAAATATTGCTGGTTCTTTGGTTTCAATTGCTGGAACAAGTGCATATCAAGATTTAGCAAAAGGTCAAATTCTAATTGCAAGAACTGGTATTTCTGCAACCTCAAAAGTGTCTTTATATGTTAATGACGTTAAGAAGATTAGTAAAATTTATGATACCACTTCAAAAGTAAATCCAACAGCTGGAACATCACTAACTCGTTATAAAGATATTACTAATTATTTTTCTTTTGATGATGGTCAACGTGATAGTTATTATGACCATGCTTCGATTTCATTAATTTCTGGTGCACCTTTGCCTATTGGTAATATTATTGTTGTTTTTGATTACTATAGACACACACAAGATGCATCTGGTGATGGTTATTTTAGTATTCAATCATACAACACAGCAGGTTCAACATATGGTGGTGTTACAACCTCACCTGAATTGTATCCACAAATTCCAACATATACAGCTAAAGATGGTATATTCTATAGACTATCAGATTGTATTGATTTTAGGCCTTGCCGGGTGAATGGACAAACTGCTTATGTTTGGGAATATTCAACTACACAAACATCAACAAATGATATTGGTATTTTATTACCAACAAATTTAACAAATTTCTTAGGAACTTACAAGTATTACTTAGCAAGAAAAGATAAACTAGTTTTAACAAAAGATAGAAATTTCATTATTGTACAAGGTAATCCAGCAGTAAGCCCTATATTGCCTGTTGAACCATCAGGTTCTCTCGTAATTGCAAATCTATTGCATGACGCATACACCTCTTATGTTGGAGGAGAAGCACCAGCAGGTACAATTCCAAATCTGTCAGTTAATAAAGTTCTCAATAAACGTTGGGCAAAACAAGACATAACAACTTTGGAGTCTAGAATTAGTAATTTGGAATATTACACATCATTAAGTATTTTAGAACAAAATGCAAATGCATTACAGGTTCCAGACAGTGTTGGTTTGAATAGATTTAAAAATGGTATCTTAGTTGATAACTTTTCAACATATGCAACAGCAGATACAAATAATCTAGATTTCTATGCAAACATTAATACAACAAAAAATCAATTGAGTGCAGCACAAATTGTGAACAATTTCCAGTTGCAAAATCCAATTGTGGTTAATTCTTTAGGAACAGTAGCAAATACAAATACTTATAGAATTAACAGTATCAATGCAGCTCATACGAACATTTTTACATTGCCATATACAGTAGAAATTGCAGCACTTCAACCATATGCTAGTAATACTATTTCAGTTAATCCGTTTTCTGTTGTTGTGCAACAAGGTACTCTGCAAATGAATCCACCAATGGACAATTGGGTTGACAACAATATATCACCAGCGGTATTGAATACTGACCCAACACAACAAATAAATCAACAATCTTTTGGTTTGAATTATTTGAATGCAGGTTCTTATCAAGAAATTCCAGGAAGAATTGCTACGATTCCAGGAAGTTCAAGTTCTACAACAATATCCACTGGCCAAACACCAACAACATATAACCAAACAACAACAGGAACTTATTCAAGTACACTCAACAATACAGTAACTTCTTCATATAGTCCAGTATCATCATTTTTAGGAAATGTTAATGGTTATTTGACAAATATTAGCATATTGCCTTACATTAGACCACAAAGAATTATCATTCGTGCTAAAGGATTGTTGGTAAACTCAAATGTTTCAACATTCTTTGATGGTGTTGATGTATCACAATATATGTCACAACCAAACACAATTGAGTTGACAAATGTTACTGGTACATTTGAAGAAGATGATGTTGTTGGTTACTATTTGTCTGGTTCAAATACCTTCTATCCAATTGCTCGTGTAATATCTGCTTTAATATATGCATCTGGCACAAAAGTTAGAATTTATTGTGCTGAAGTTCTTGGTGTTCCAAATTTAGTTGGTTCAGTACAATTACAAAATGGTAAATTTGACACAACTGGAGCATATATTGTAGGTTCACAAACTGCAACAGGTACAGTTAATGCTTCAGCTATTGTTTCATTAAATCAACAAGGTATAATTAGTGGTGTTGGTGGAGGTTATTCAAATACACTAAACGCTAATGTGACCACTCAAATTTATGGTACACCAGTCATAAGTGGTTACTCAGACTTTTTAAATACTTATGGTGTTTGGGGTGATGCAGTTAATAGTGGTAATTACACAGCAACTTTTCCAGTATTTTTAAATGCAGGAAACACCTATACAATATCTGTTGGTTGCTCAGGTAGTGCAACAATTTATGCTAATGGAGTATCGATTGGTACAACAGCAGTAAATAATCCAAGTCAGGTTTCGACATTTACGTATACTGCACCAGGAGGATTAACAAACATTGGGTGGGTTGCAACAAGTTCAGGAACAACTTCTGCATTTGCTATGAAGATTATAAATCCTTCTAATTATGAAACTTTTACATCTACTACACCATCTGTTTATACTACAAACTCAGGCACACAAATTTATATGCCAGGTGGTGGTAGTTGGTCTCAAGGTGCAACACAAGTTAAATTAGATCCATCAATAGCATCAAATGTTTCTGCTGCAAGTAGTTCTGTAGGTTTCTATGTTGGTTCAACAATTAATTTCATATCTCAATTTAATTATTCTATACCTGTATCTGCAACATACACTCCGCCAACCATTACCCGCACGTCTGGCACCTCAGGTGGAGGTGGCAGTGTGAGTGTCACCGGCGGCCATAGTTCCCGTGGATTTGTTGCTTCTGATGATGGTTGTGATAATATTAGTGGTGTATGTTCTGCTCCAGTGGGGCCAATATTACCTCAATTTAATATAGATGATGCAGATATTGGTAATCAATATGATACACGAAATTTTGACGGAACTTCTCAATTTACGAGTATAGACCATATGGAAAATACTACTCCTACAGGTAATTCAATCACATAAATATTATAATTGAAAAATAAATTTTAGGAAAAATTAATGGCACAAGCAAAAATAATTACAAGTATTAATCCTGGTTCACCTAGTTCATATACGTCAACAATCACCGCATATGATAATATAACAAAGATAGCAACACTATCTTCACCAGTTAATCTGTCTTTTGGTGCAAGTTCTGTTGCATTGGGTGATATTTCCTCACATTATTCAATAAGTGGAGTTTATAGTAAAATTGACCAGGTGGTTCAAACTAATGTAGCTTTAGCTAAACCTACGACTGATGAATCAGGAAATTATGTTGCTGTTTTTAATGTTCCACCTTCAATGTTTCAAACTGGTAGTAGAGTATTTCGTGTTGATAATAGACTCGTTTCAATTGACCCGACTTCAGCAACATCTTTCGCAGAAGCAACTTTTATTGCATCAGGACTTGGAACAAAAGCTCAAAATAATTTTGGCCCAAGTCACGATTCATCTTCTTCAATCTTCACCCAAGTCAATTTAAAATCAACACAAACAGTTGGTACTTCTTCAAATGTATCAGCGAACACCAATATATTGAATAGAGGTGCAAATGTAGACCCAATTGCACAAACTTTCATTGTATCAAAAGACAATTATCCAAATGGAATATTTTTGTATTCCGTAAAATTATTTTTTGTTAGTAAGCCTACATCAAATATTCCTGTAACATTATCAATTATTCCAACCTTAAATGGTTATCCTAATGGATCATCATTAGATTACTCTAAGGTAGTTTTATACCCAAATCAAGTAAAAGTATCTTCTACTCCCCATTATCAAGACCCAAACACAGGAACAGAATTTATTTTTGATGCTCCTGTTTATATACAATCCAATGTATTGTATGCTTTTGTTGTTAATTCTTCTTCTTCTGATTACAATTTATTTTATGGGCAACAAAATCAAACAGCACTAACATCCACTTCGAAAGTTAATTATACTGATCCTACTCCAACCAAATCATCACAAATCGGTGCTGCGCCATATGTTGGTGCATTATTCAGATCACAAAACGGAATAACTTGGACCGCTGATCAAACGCAAGATTTGATGTTTGTTATTAATAAGTGTTTATTTAATACAAGTACAAATCCTTCTGTTCAATTTTCTATTTTACCTAATTTACCATATAGAAAATTAGGAACACAAGATATTGGTTACAAACAAAGTGCAAATAGTATATCACAAGTATTTGGTAATTTCTCAGCAAGTAAAAATTACAACGCTTTAAATGTGACAACGACAGATTTTGTTCCATCTGGAACATCAGTTAATTATTCATACACATCAACATTGTCGAACAAAACACAAACTCCAGCGGCTTCAATTTCTCCAGGAAGATTTGGTAGTCCCACACCAGATGACGTATATTTGAGTGATGGTCGAGGTACTCGTGTACTTTCCAAATATTTGAATAATAATTTTTCTTTGTATGCCAACTTATCGTCTAATGATCCAAATGTAAGTCCTATTATTTCTGATGATGGTGTTACTTTGTATACAATTCAGTATATGATTAATAATATGGGATTGGGTAATAATTTGATTTCTATTGTCAATTCTGGCAATGGTTATTCAAACTTAACTTCTTCAAATGTATCAATATCTCCACCTGACATTGGTACCAATCAAGCAACTATTGGTATAACTGCAAGTGCAAATGGTTCAATTAAATCTGCTTATATTATTACTCCTGGTTCTGGTTATTTGAAAACACCTACAGTTACTGTAACTGGTGCAAATAATACACAAGCAATCATTAGTATTGCAGGAGAAACTTCACCGAAAGGTGGAAATGCTACAGCAAAATACTTCACTAAGAAAGTTGTATTGAATCCAGGAAATGATTCTGGCGACTTACGTGTCTATTATACTGCATATAGACCACCAGGAACAAACATTTATATCTATTATAAAATTCTAAGTGCATTAGATACTTCGACTTTTGAATCTGGAAATTGGCAGTTAATGACTACAATTTCTAATCAAAATACATATTCGACTTCTAGAACTGATTTGTATGAGTATGAAACAGCACCTGGTGTGTTCTCAAGCAATCAAGCAAATAATACCATCAGTTACACAAACGCAGCAGGTCAAACATTTACTTCTTTCATTCAATTTGCAATTAAGGTTGTAATGACAACTTCAGATAATACGACTGTTCCATATTTAACAGACATACGTGTTATTGCATTGCCAGCACTAGTAGGTACAGGATTCTAATCATGCAATTGGTAAAAATTAAAGACTCAAATTTCGTTCGGGATATTCATAGTATGGCCATACAGCCAACAGACAACACCGAAAGAAATGAGTATTATGCTAAACTTCGTATGATTAAATTACAAAAAGAAGATATAAATGATGTAAAAACAGAAATAAATAATCTTAAAGGTGATATGGTGGATATTAAGAACCTATTGCATCAATTAATAAATAAAGGTTAACATGGCTAATACAGTAAACATTTTAGGTTATGCAAATACATTTGGTGATTGGGTTGTTGCAACAAATGCAGGCTCTAATGAAATAAATGCAATAGGTAAAGCAAACTGGACCAAAGATTCGGGTACACTATATCTAAATGGTGGACCTACTAGTCTGCAAGTTGGCAGTGATGCGGTTATCCAAGGCCAACTCCAAGTTCAAGGTACAGGTTCTTCTGCAATTATCAATAATAATTTGACCGTTGGTCAATCTAGTCCAGCACCACAAGGCGGTATTCTTTATTTAAACAACACACAAACCAGTATGGTTGCTGCAGGTCAAGCAACAGTACAAGGTACATTGTATGCTACTGCAGCAAATACCAGTTTGTCTGTTTCTAACAATGCAACAATTGGCGGGAATACATCAATTGGCGGGAATACATCAATTGGCGGCAATACAACAATTGGCGGAAGTACAACAATTCGCGGAAGTACAATAACCAATTTTTTACAATCAAATACAGGTGTTAACACTAGTATTTTATCTGTTACTGGAAATACTTATACTGATATACTACAAGCAAATACAAGTGTTAGTACTGGTGCATTGAATGTTACTGGAATTGGTAATTTTGGAAGTGTTTCAACTACAGGTGCAGTACAAGTTGGTGGTAATTTTGTTGTTACAGGTTCTATTGTATATTCTACAAACACACTAACACTTTCTGCTAATGCTTCTTTACCATTAAACTCATATTTCAATGCTTATAGACCAACAAGAACAGCAAACGCATCAATTCGTTGGAATGAAGCAAATACATATTGGGATATTTTAGATGTAAATAGTGGTACATATAATAAGATATTAACTTCAAATTTTGAAGGTTCTACGGCAAATGGAATTATTTTCTTGAATAGTTCCAAAAATGTTACCAGCAACAATTTTTTCACTTTTAATGGTACAAATTTAGGATTGGGAACTGCAACCCCTAATGTTAAATTTGATATCATTTCAGATAATAACACTTCACTCTCACGAGTAATTCGCATTAGTAATAATAGTGCAACAACAAATACCATTATTGCATATGATGGTATCGTTGGTTCAAATCAACTAACTGTTCAAGCATCTGCGAATCTTATTTTTGGTGCAAATGGCGTTGAACAAATTCGAGTAACTAATACGGGAGTTGGTATTGGTACTAGTTCTCCTATTGCTAAACTAGACGTAAACGGTTCAATTCTTTTAGAGGGTGACTCAAGCGGATACGGTCTTTTTGTATCAAAATATGGTACTGCTAGCACAGTTTTTACATCAAACTATGATCGTTTTGAAGTTAGATTAGACACAGCTAATCCTGTTACATATATCGGCAATGCAAATTCTGGCACCGGATTAGCAAGATCGTTAGCTTTTCAGGCCGGAAATAATGAACGTATGCGTATCGATGCCAGCGGTAACGTTGGTATTGGTACTAGTTCTCCTGCTTATAAACTAGATGTAACTGGAACGTTGCATTCAACAGGCCTGGCAACTTTTGATAATGCCATAAACCTTAATACTGCATCACTCAACTATCTGTATTACAACTCCGCCATATCTTTTTCTCAAAATGGTACTGGCGAACGTATGCGTATCGACTCTGGTGGCAATGTGGGTATTGGTATTACACCTGCAACACGTTTTCATGTTAGTGCTAATTCATCACAAAATCCAGGTGCACTTATTTCTTCTGCGCTGACAGGAACCGCAATTCGCACCAACACGGTACTTCGTATTCAATCGGAAGCTACTGGACGTGATGTGAACTTGCAGTTTTCAGATAACATAACCAACTCTGCTGAGGTTGGTATGCTTAGTGGTTCAATGTACTTTACTACGGCCGGTTTAGAACGTATGCGTATTACCAGCACCGGTAATGTAGGTATTGGTACAAACTCGGCAAATGGTAAATTGCATGTTGTTGGTGCAGCTCTTATAGAAGGCGACTCAAATGGGTACGCTTTTTTTACACCAAAATTAGGCACCAACCCCTTTGGAACAAACTATGATCGTTTTGAAATTAGGGTAGACCCATCCAACCCTGTTACATTTATTGGTAATACAAACGGCGGTACTGGGGCGGCAAGGGCGCTGGCTTTTCTAGCCGGAAACAATGAGCGTATGCGTATTGATACCAGCGGTAACGTTGGTATTGGAGCTAGTTTTCTTACATCCAAATTTACAATTCAACAAGACCAAGCAGCCTATTCTTATTTTGACTTTTATAATAACACAGCATCTGGTGGTATTGTTTTCCGTCAAATTCATAGAAATATGGCCGACACGGGAAATGCATCTGTTGATATAGCATGGTTGACCGGTGGAGGCTTTGTTATCGCTAATGGCGATACCCATGTTAATAACTTTACGTCATTTAATGTAGGTTCATCAGAGCGTATGCGTATCGACTCCAGCGGTAACGTGGGTATTGGTACTAATGCGCCTGTAACAAAAATAGACGCTTATAACAGCGGGACAACAGGCACTATTATTCGGGCCCGAAACGATACAACGTCCATGCATTTGGAGGTACAAAACGGATATTCGTATTTAAATACGTATACAAACCATCCATTGTTGTTTGGCACTAACAACACCGAACGTATGCGTATCGACTCCATCGGTAACGTGGGTATTGGTACAAATTCCACCCCATATAAACTCAACGTAGCAGGTTATGCACGATTTGGTAATTATGGCGTGCAAGTCCAAGGCATTTCTGTTCAAAACAATTATGCTAGCGCCGCAAATAATGCTGCGGTTTTTTATGATGCCGTGAACGAAAATGGCGCTTCCGTTGCAAATATGGTTGCTGATATAAACACCGATGGCTCTACTGCTTGGTCTTGGACAACACAGTCATTGGGTGCTAGAACAGATCGACGAGTAGAAAGGATGCGTATAACCAACAACGGATACGTAGGTATTGGAACTAATAGCCCCCAAACACCTTTAGAAGTTTATGGTACATCAGCAACAGACATTTTTCATGTAAGAAACGGTACAACATATCTTACAGTTGGTGTAACTGACGGAACTGCCGTTGCAGTTAATGCATATCAAACTAGTGTTGGTGCTAAACAGTTACAGTTGCAGACAACTGGAGCTTCAACATTCATTGGTGGGCCTATTAGTGTTGGAGCTAATACAAACTACGGAACATCCGGTCAGGTCTTGACTTCACAAGGTTCTGGTTCTGCACCCACATGGTCAGCCATCTCCCAAATCCAGCCGATATCAGCATCCGTCGCATCTGGCGCACTGACGATCTCTACCTCTGCGCTTAATTTGGATTTCCGGTCTACCACCCTTGGTAGTGGTGCGGTAACTACTGTATCGGGAACCCCTGCAAACTTGGTCGTTCCTTTGAATGCTACGCTTGGGACAGTAAGTGGCGTTCAGTCTCGTTTGGTTGTCATAGTAATGAACAATGCAGGCACGCTTGAACTAGCTGTATCCAATATTTCTGCGGGCGGGAGTGTAAAACTGACAGAGGATAACTTAATCGGCGCTACCACAGCAATCTCTTCCAGTTCAAACTCTCCGACTGTTGTTTACTCCAATACGGGTAGAACAAACTTAGCATACCGCGTGGTTGGCTATATTGAGTCTACACAAGCAACTGCGGGTACATGGGCTACTACTCCCTCTACTGTTCAAGGCGCAGGTGGTGAGGCTTTGACTGCTATGAGTTCTTTGGGTTATGGGCAAACTTGGATTGATGTTATTGGAAGTAGGGCAATCGGAACTACGTATACAAACTCAACTGGCAAGCCAATTCAAGTAAGCATCACAATCCAATTTCCAGCAGTAAGTAATGCCGTTGTTACTTTTTCAGTCAACGGGACGGTAGTTGCTTCTTTGGGTGAAAATTATGGATCATACCCTGGTTTGCTTTTGCCAATTCAATTGATAATTCCAGCTTCAGCAACTTACGTTGTCACTACAACTGTTGGTTCCCCCTCGTTGTACTCTTGGTTTGAGTTGCGTTAATTTTTGGAGCAAAACATGAAACTTTTTAAAGATGTAGATAACACCATATACGCTTACGAGGCAGATGGCTCGCAGGATTATTTGATTGGGGACAAGACCCCAATTACTCAAGCAGAGGCGGATGCCATAAATGAGGCAAAGCGAAATGCTGCGTTTAACAATCTGACCTACGCACAGAAACGTGTTGCGGAATACCCATCCTATATCGACTATCTCGATGGCGTGGTTAAGGGTGACCAAGCGCAGATTGATAAATACATTGCCGATTGCTTGGCGGTTAAAGCTAAGTATCCTAAAAGCTAAACATGATAGGTCTGCTAATCGAAGCGATCAAAGAATTGAAGGCTGAAATAGAAGAACTAAAAAAGGGTAAATAAAATGGCAGCAGGATATGCAGATCAATACATGGAACAAGGCTCGACATTCAGCACTCAATTAAATTTGACTGATGATTATGGTAACCCATATAACCTTACCAATTTTACAATAACTTCTAGAGCAAAAAAATCATACATAACTTCAAATGTTGCAATGACTTTTACAACAACAATCACAGATGCAGTTAATGGTATTGTAACTTTATCTTTAGATGCACCAACTACTGCAAATGTTCCTTATGGAAAATATGTGTATGATGTGATTGTTGCAGATCAATTTAATGTAATATCAAGAATTCTTGAAGGGCAAATATTTGTTTCTCCTGGTGTTACAGGTGTCACAAGTTCTTATGGGACTGATATCTAATGGCAAATATTAACGTAACTGTAGTAAGACCTGGTGGTGGTACACCAGCAACAGTAAGTACACTCGCAACTTTTACGGGTTACTCAAATATAGCTGGACTTGCTTTTGCACAATCTAACGCTGCTTTTGCGGAAGCCAATGCTGCATATATTCTTGCAAATAGTGTGTCAACCATTTCGAATCAAGCATTTGTACTGGCTAATTCTGCATCAATTACGGCAAATCAATCTTATAGTATTTCAGTTGCAGCTTACGCACAAGCAAATGCTGCGTTCAATGCAGCAAATTCCGGAAGTAGTGCTTTAGCTGTTGCTGCATTCAACCAAGCAAACATTGCATCGGCTAATACTGTTGTTACTCAAGGTGTTGATGCTTACCAAAATACACAAATTGCTATTTTACAAGGTGGACTGAACTCAGCAAATGCTAATATTGCTTCTTTGCAAATATTAGCAAACACAGATTATACAACAATAACACTTGGAAATCCTGGTACTTATGGTGGTGCAACAAACGTTGCTGTCGTAACTGTTTCTGCAAATGGTAGAATAACATCAGTATCGAATGTTGCAATAACTGGTGGTGGCGGTTCTTCATCTGGTTACTTAGCAAACTCTGTAATCTTTGCTAATAATACAGGATATTTAAGTAATACAAATACTTTACGATTCTTTGGTTCAAACAACACATTATTCACCTCTAGCTTAACATTGAATCAAGGTGCAGGCGGCGCAATTACTTTTCCTGATGGCACAACTCAAAGTACCTCAGCGGTTAGTGCTGCAACGGATCAAACAGCAAGAAATACAGCAAATGCTGCATTTGCAAAAGCAAACACAATTGGTACATTAGGTACACAGAACTCAAATACAATACTTGTCTCTGGTGGATCACTCGATAACGTTGCAATAGGTTCTACGACACCAAACACCGGTGCTTTTACTACATTAACTGCAACTACACCAATTGCATTGAGTTCTGGTGGTACAGGAAAAGGAACTGCTCCTGGTGCAATGTCGAACTTGTTGGGTTATGCAAATAATTATAGTTTGGCTTTGGCAACAACTGCGGCGAATGGACTTTCTGGTATAGTAACATTAAACTATGCAACTCAAGTATCACCTACGCCATTTGCAGGTGGTTCATATATTTCTGTTGTTGGGATAACACCCTCAGGTTATAATGGTCTTTTTCAAGTAATATCATCTAATAATACAGCAGTTTTATATGCAAATAATACAACTGGTGCTCAAACCGTAGCGGGTACTATTTCTCAAGCAGTGTTGCTGGCAAACACAAGCAGTTTTTATCAATTTGTTGGACTTGGAAGTACACAAAGTGCTTTTGCATTGCCTGATACTTCAACGCTGCAACAAGGTTGGTCATTTAGAATTAATAACGGTTCCACAAATTCAAGTTGTGCTGTATACACATCAACAGGTGTTTTAGTTTTAACTATTCCTGTTGGAGCAACTGGATACCTTACTTGTATTGACACTACTGTAAATACTGCTGCTGGGTGGAGGGTAGGATTTACTGAGGTAGCTACCGTTACGGGTACTGGTGGCAGTATGGTACTTTCTGCCAGCCCAACAATTACGGGTACTCTTAACTTTACTGGCTCTACTACCAATTCCGTTAATCTTGGAACAGCCGTAACATCTGGCCCAATTGCAATTGGTGGTACATCTGGTACGGGTTTAATTAGAGTTGGTTTAGCAACAACTTCTCAGCCTATTCAAATTGGTTCTGGTGCCACAACAGCTGCAACGACTGCAACAACCGCAAACGGTACAATATCAACCACAACATTAACTGTTAGGGATGCTAATACTGGAACATTCTCGATTGGTATGGCGTTATCAGGCACTGGCGTGTTACCAGGAACATACATTACTGCTCTAGGTACAGGTGCAACAGGCGGTATAGGTACATACACGATCAACCAATCCCAGACAATATCAACAAACACTGCTATTACCGGCACAACACAAAAGTCAATTGATATTGGTACTAATGGTGCATCTGGTTCAATTACTAATATTACACTTGGTTCTGCAACATCTGGTGCTACATCGACCACTAATATAAACGGTACATTGAACACCGGTTTAAATAACGCTAACTATGTTCAAATTACTGGTGCAACTACTGGCGCTGGTCCAACACTCTCTGCTCAAGGTTCTGATACAAATGTACCTTTGAACATCAACAGTAAAAATGCTGGTGCAATAACGTTTACAAAGAATAGAGATGCAACAACACCGAGTCAATATGTATTCCAAAATGCCGGTGGTCTCAATTCTGATGCAAGCGGCGGCGCTTTTTGGCGTGGTTTACATATTGCTGCGCCAACTTATACTGTTAGTGCAGCTAATAAATTTCCACGTACTTCGCGGTATTTTGAACTTGACACTCTAACAGATCCAACATACATTTATAACTACAGCACACTTAGCAATGGTGGTGGATCTACTATTGAATGGTTCCATTCAAATGACACAGGTGGCGGTTGGACATTTAAAAACTCCACTGCAAATAGTCCGGATAAATCTTTCCGTATTGCAGCACCACTCACGACAGATCGCAATTATTATCAAGTAGCTGGGGCTGCTGCTTCGTTCTCACCTATATTGTCTGCTCAGGGCTCTGATACAAATATTTCATTAGCACTTCAACCAAAAGGCACAGGTGCAATTGACCTTGCTGCTGGCTCTAGCGGTGTGAATATCAGTAACGGTAATACAATTACTGCTATAACTATTTCAGCTTCAGGCAGTACACACCAATCAATACCAACTGTAACGATAACCGCACCAACAACAGCTGGTGGTGTTACTGCCACAGCAAATGCTGTAATGAGATTGTCAGGAACAATTGTCATAGGTAACGTTGGTTCTGGTTACGCTAACGGAGATTACTTATTTGCAAACACAGGAAGTTCTTTTGCAAATGCAGTCTTTCAAGTAACAAGTAATACTGCAACAACATATGGTACTGGTGGTATTAATTCAATTGCTATTATTAATCAAGGTGCATTTTATAATAATCTACCAACTTTTGCTAACTCAACTGGTGCTCTCAATACAGGTGTTCCTTATTATCTAATACTCACAGGTAACACATCAACATCAGGTGTGGGTGCAAACGTAGCAATCAACTCTTCTGGTTTTGCAGTTAATAACGTTTTCATAATAAATGCAGGTTCAGGTTATGTAGAACAACCGACTGTGACATTTACTGGTGGTTCACCTGGTGTTACAGCTACTGCTTATGCTACTGTTGGAACAAATCCAACTCTCCGCAGTCTTGGTAATTCATTAGTTTTTGCTGTTCCAGAGGGAACAGGTTTTGTTGTATCTGGTACAGGCTCTTCTGGAGGTGGTTATTGGCAAACATTTGCAGTAAGTACCGCCCCCATTTTACGAGCAATTGGTTCCACATCGGGGCAAATACAAACATCAAGTGCGGTACCTATTCAATTTCAAACAAATGCAGGTACTTCCGGAGCAGAACAATTTCGTGTAGCACATACAACTTCTGCAAATAACTATTTACAAGTTACAGGTGGTGCTGGTGGTCCTCCAGTTATTTCAGCACAAGGCGCTGACGCAGCAATCAATTTACTTTTAACCAGTAAAGGTACTGGTTATGTAGGATTTACAACAAACGGCATATCAAACCAAGTTCGTGTTTTGCATACACCGACAAATGCAAACTACTTAACTCTAACAGGTTCTGTTGTTGGTTCTGGTGTTGTAATTGGTGTTAATGGTTCGGATCCAAACACAGATATAAATTTAATATCAAAAGGTACTGGTAACACCAAAATCCAAACTGCTAACGGCACACAATTTGTTGTTGCTGATGCTGGTGCTGGACAGAATTCTGTTAATTATGTGCAGGTACAAGGTGCAAATACTGGTGTTTCTCCGGTTATTTCAGCTCAAGGAAGTGATGCTGCCGTAGGATTAACTTTCAATACAAAAAGTAGTGGTCTGTATACTTTTCAAACAAACGGCACAACACGATTATTAATTAATTCGGGTGGTGTTGTTACATTAGGTTATACAAACGGTAATCCATCTTTTACTGCTATTGGTCAAACTTCTCAAGTCAATGGTTTTCAAGTAGCTGGTACAGCAACTGGTGTTGCTCCCATTTTGTCTGTTATTGGCTCAGACCCAAATATTGATATATCTTTAGTATCAAAAGGTACTGGTAACACCAAAATTCAAACTGCTAATGGCACACAATTCGTTGTTGCTGATGCTGGTAATGGTCAAACAGCTGTTAACTATGTACAGGTGACGGGTGCGGCTACTGGAAATAAACCCACTATTAGCTCGCAAGGAACTGATACCAACATTGACATAACTCTTACACCAAAAGGAACAGGTGCAGTAAGAACCGCAAATACATTCCAAGCAGGATTAATCTCTGGTGGAACATTCTAAATACATATTTAAAGATAAACTATGGCAGCATTAGGCAATACACCAATACAGTTATACTATTCAAATACAGCAGGTAATAAACCACTATCTGCAAATTTGATTTCAGGAGAATTGGCTATAAACATGGCCGATGGTGTATTATATTATCTGAATTCCAGTAACGTTGTAAGTATACTAGCATCAAACAGTGTTGTATCAACATCTACTAATGCATCAGCAAATACTATAGCACTTCAAGGCGGACTTAATACTGCTAATGCTAATATTGCATATATTTTTGGTATCAACAACACCCAAAACACTTGGATTTCTTCCAATGCTGTATACACACAAGCAGCATTCGATAGAGCCAATACAAAATTTAGTTCATCTGGTGGTACAATATCTGGCTCAGTAACAATACAAAGTGACTTAACTGTTACTGGTAATATTTCTTTTACTGGTAATGCAACAACAGTTCAAATAACAGGTAACACTGGTCAGTTTTTTGGTTATGCTTCAAATGGTTATAATGCATTGTATGCTGGTATACCAACAGGTTATTTTCTAGAACCTCAAGTAACATTCCAAATCAGTAGTAACTTCAATGGTTACTCTGGTTTGAATATGCAAAATATTAATACTGGTGGAAACTCATCTTCTGATTTGTTTATTACTGCCGATAACGGAACTGTAAATGATGGTTTCGTTGACTTAGGTATGGGTTCAAGTACATACAACTATCCAGGTTATACTCTAATTGGTAAAAATGATGGTTACTTGTTCACAACAGGTAACACAACAACCGGCGGCGGTAATATGATTGTTGGTACTGGTTTACCAAACGATATCATATTTTCTGTTAATGGTTTAAACATCAGTAATGAGGTTGCAAGATTCAAGTATAACACCGGCCTTGTATTGAAACAACCAATCACTTTTGCTGATTTGACCACACAAAATACAGCATCGGCACCATATGCATATTCAAATGCTGCATTTACTCAAGCAAATACAGCTTCAAGTAATACTATAGCAATTCAAGGAGTTGATACCACTCAAAATACTTGGATTTCTAGTAATGCTGCATTTACTCAAGCAGCATATACTCAAGCAAATACTGCATCAAACACAGCAACAGCAGCATATACTCAAGCAAATGCTGCTTTCAACCAAGCGAATACTGATGTTACAACAATATCACTTGGAAATGCTGGTACTTATG